TGTTTGCGTCCCTCGATGATGTCCAATGCTTTTTGATGCATTTCCCAACAGATGGAGTTGCGGTCTGTCCCGGCCGTGGTCAGAAAGAACCAGAGCGGCTGCTTCCGGGCATCCCCTGAACCCTGGGTCATGACATCATATAGGGCGCGTGTTGGCTGTGTATGCAGCTCATCAAAGATACAAGCCGACACATTGAGACCATGCTTTGTTGCCACCTCACTGGAGAGCACCTGGTAGATGCTTCCCGTTGGCTGGTACACCATTCGCTTGGTAGACGGAATGAGCGTGATCCGTTTGGATAAAGCAGGGGATTGCCTGACCATATCCGCTGCAACGTCAAACACAATCCCAGCCTGCTGGCGGTCGGATGCACAGGAGTAAACCTCAGCTTTCCACTCGTTATCATTGACAAGCATGTTCAATGCCAGTGCCGCGCCTAGTTCGCTGTTGTGCGTTGGAACAAAGGATGGTCCCGCCAAATACAGCCTTGATGGACTGTCCACTTGTATGCATCTCATAGGTACAGGGTAGGGTAGCGGCTTGATGTCCCGAATGTAATGAAAACAAGAGCGCGTTTCTTTCACGCGCTCCCTCTTTCGTTCAGCCTTTCGTTGCAGCCTGGACGTCGGTTGATCCTCAAAGGTAGTGAAGCGTATCGTATAAAGCGTCTCACCGGTTGGAATCCCATAACGCCTGGATGGAGGCGTTGTCATGGCGTTCTTGATGCCCAGCGACCATAAGAGCTCGCGGACTGTTTCGGCCAGCTGTTTGATGGTGCTGACATATATGCTCTGTGATTTTGACGTTCCAATACAACCATCCGAGTCCATGAGCCCTTGCAGGAGCGCCCAGCGCTGGTTCTCGGATGCGCGGAGATATTCAGGCAGGATTGCTTTGTCCCTGAAGCTCTCAAGGAGCATGGGCTTGAGCTCAGGGACACGCAGCACCACACTACCATCCCCCTTCTGAGTCCACATTGAACTGATGGGGTATGGAATGTTCTTCATGATTCGATCCGTGTCACAGGTGCGAACGGTCAACTCCGGCTTCACCGAGTTGCCATTACCCAACCAGTATCCGTATACATAGGGATCAAGAGGCAGTGCCTTGTCTGGTATGTTGATCGGACACGCTACCGGAATGCGTACAACTGAGCGCTTTTCGCCTACTGTGTCACGATGGCGTATACGATACGCAATCGTTTTCTGGTAGATGTCCCCGGTCGTCAAGATTTTTCTGCGGTTTCCGTTATTGACAACTTGAACCTGCCACAGATGCCTTTCGCCTGCGTCGATGTGACTGCCATCCCGGAATGTGATGCGGTAGCATTGTTCCGTATCATCAACCTCGCTCCTCCCGATCACATGACAAGGCTGGCCGTTTTCATCAAAGACGGTATCGCCGACCTGGAGTGTACCCATGGCTCTCCAGCCATCGGCAGTCGGGATTGGCGTATCCAGGCTTAGCTGTTTCCCATTTTTCTTTCCAATTTCGATGTATACCTGGCAGTACTGGCGCATATCCGGACTTTCGTCCCTCAATGTACCAAAGACTTCCCGAACGATCTTCTCCTGCCAGGGCAACAGAGTAAACGGTTTTCCATGGAACTCTCCCTTTGTATGTTTGAGGCATTGAATGAAATCGACAACACGGTTCGCTTTTTGATCGTCATAGGGCATCTTTCCACCCGCCTCTCAGAAGGCGTTCCATAGGATCCTGATTCATATTGCTTTCGCTTGAAGAGCCTGCAGCGATAATGCGTGCGCGTGTAGCTGGAGACAGCCCAAACTCTGAACCAAGGGACTGCATGATTTTGAGATTCTGCTGGGCGATGCTCACTTGAGGGACTTGCTGGACATACCCGGAGGGTGTTTTGAAGATGGAACCGTGCTGTGCAACAAACTCCTCTGCTTCCTTCCATCGGGCATATGCCTGGCAATAGCCCGCAAACGCCTGAAGATCGACCATCGTGAGAACGCCCATTGCTTCAAGGGTCGGTGCCAGCCGCTTCCATTCCTTTTTAGCCTCAGGCAATAGCCAGGTAGGGCACTTGACCCCACCCTGTGGAGGTATAGGTTCATCCACATTGATCGGTCTGCGGCCTTTGCCCCGATCGCCTTCCAGCAACTTTAAGGCTGTCGGTTTCGGAGGCCTTCCTCGAGCTGCGATTTGACACATCCCCTTTCTTCGCAAGTTCGTCAGTCGAAAAGGGTAAGAAAATGCCTCGTAGACAGATTGGTCCGCAAGGCATAATTCCCAAATCACTGAGTTACATGTTATTCCTGTTGCTTCGTACTCTTGTGCCCATTCTGAACGTCATGTACCGTTCCGTCCTTGAATGCCAAGTCATCATCTGAAGGGAGGTAAACAGAAGCGCCCTCGAGTTTCTGCCCATTTCTGATGATGAACACATCCTCAACGCCGCCATTGTTTGCGGCGTACCTGCGCACGATCGCTGATGCGTATTTGGGATCAATCTCCATCAGGCAAGCCGTGCGGTTAAGCTGTTCCGCTGCCATGAGCGTGGAACCGGACCCGCCAAACAGGTCAACCACAATGCCATTTTCCTGAGAAGAATTCTTCATTGGGTAAGCGATAAGGGGCAAGCTTTTCATCGTTGGGTGGAGCTTTGACTTCGTGGGTCTGTCGAATTCCCAGATGGTTGTCTGCTTTCTATCGCCATAGAACTTATGCCGGGCAGTATCTTTGAATGCGTAGATGATGGGTTCATGCCGCATCTGGTAGTCCATCCTGCCAATGACTAAGGCATTCTTCACCCAGATGCAGGTGGTGGAATAGTGGAAGCCTGCATCCACAACGGCATTGAAGAAATTGACCTTCTCAGCATCCGAGTGAAACACATACAGTGCCCCACCATCCGCAAGATGCTCATGGATGTTCTTCATCGCAGAGAGCAGGAACTCATAGAATGTCTGGCCTTTCAGCGTATCATTCATGATTTTCATGCCCGTACCGCCTGAGTAATCGCACCCGTAAGGCGGATCAGTGATACACAGGTTTGCCTTTTTTCCATTCATCAGCAGACCCACATCAGCACTTTGGGTTGAGTCCCCGCACATGAGCCGATGGCGGCCCAGCAACCAGATATCGCCGTCTTCGACAAAAGCAGGCGCTTCGATGGCTTTATCTACGTCGAAGTCATCGTCTGCCACATCCTTGTCGTGAACCTGGGTGAACAGATCGTTTATTTCCGCGGCGTCAAAACCCGTAGCATCCAGGTCATAGCCGGAGGTCTGCAAATCGGAAAGCAGTTCAGCCAAAGCAGTTGGCTCCCATTCACCAACCGCCTTGTTGAGCGCGATGTTCATCGCTTTTTCATCCTGCGGATTTTCGATGTGGACAACCACACAATCGATCTCTGTCGCGCCTTGTGCTTTCAATATTTTTTGTCTTTGATGTCCGCTGATAATATTACCGGTGAACTCATTCCAGATCACCGGATCCACGTACCCAAAATCATCGAGGCTGCGCTTGATCTTTTCATAGGCCGGGTCGCCGGGCTTCAGATCTTTTCGTGGGTTGTATTTGGCGGGCTTGAGCTTGTCCATAGCGATCCGCTGCAAATTCATCCGTGTATTCAACAGAAACCTCCAATATTGAGTCGTGATAAAGGAACAGCTGCCCAGATGAGCAGCTTTTTCTCGTTTTTGGGGCATAGAACCCCATCCCTTGATTATGTCGGAAATTCGCAAAGCTCGGGGCTGCGGTCTCAAAAAATAGATCCACAGCGATTTGATCCCCCCTCCCCACCCAAGGTCCGCCGGCCTGGTGATCGCCGGCCGGGGTCGCGCCGGCTTGGGGGTCGCGCCGGCCCTAGGGGTCTGCCCGTCCGGGGTGTGCCGCGCCGGGGGTCGCGCCGGCCCGGGGTCCGCCCACTGGTGGTGTGCCGCGCCGGGGGTCGCGCCGATCCGGGGTCCGCCCACTGGGGGTGTGTCGCGCCGGGGGTCGCGTCGGCCCAGGGTCCACCCACCGGGGGGCCTACGCGCGTGTTATAGGAAGCCCTTTTCCCGACCCCAACTTGTGACGAAAAAGACGC